CATCAGTGGGGCAATGCCTTCACTGCCCACCCTGGTCTCAGGTTTTGCCTGCACTGAGTCCGGTGCAATAGGTGTGTCCACTGTTGCACCTGATACCCAAAACTCAGCACCCACGGTTCCTACGTATAACCTTTTCCCTGACTGCAACCACTTCACTGCGTTCTGCGATTGAGACCAAATGGTGATTGTGAGAGAGTCCGTGTCAACAACAGGAGAGGAAAGTCCAAAGTCATCGTAGTCTCCGGTCCTGCTCATATACACGGTGAGTGGATGGTCTGCCACACCTGACAGGATAAGCCTGTCCTCGTGGATTGCAATACAGGATGGATAACCCTGCTCGATGTCCCAGGCACCACGATACCAAGTTGCCGTAGCGTTGTGGTCATCGAGGTCATTGATAATATCCCACCTTGCGTTGGTGGCATCTGTAACCTGATCGATCCTGCCCCATCCGTTTTTCATCTTGAAGTAAGCACCAACCATATTTGCTGAAAAGTATGGTGCACTGGCAACCAGTGCAACATCGGTCCCTGTAACTGCAGCACTGTCCAGTGTGGTTGCCGTTGTGTTCACATCGTTCCACGGAGGTTCTTCCCAGGTGATCTCTGTGATGGTCCAGGCATCATCGTCTGTTCTCTCAAGTTTGTAAACATCATGCGAAGGGTGAGCTATATAAAGGATGTCATCACCCTGCACCACTCTGAGGTCTGCCACTTCGTCTTCAGTATACAGTGTCGCTAATTCATAGTCAGTGCTTCCTCCACCTGCAGGATATTCCTGGGTAGGAAGTGTGAACGCTGCGGTCCATCTGGCTATTCCCTTGCTCACACGAAATTCATCAATGTGACCATCACACGCATACATGTCAGAACTGATCAATAGCTTTGTGTTTGCGTCAGTGAAGTGTCTTGTTGTAGGAATAGTAAGTGTCTCAGGGTCTGCGTGCATTAACAGCACTGTGTCTGCATTAGATGTATGTGCAGCAGTTGGAACAGTAATGGAGGCAGGGTCTGCGTGCAATAACAGAACGGTGTCTGCATCACTTGTGTGTGCTGCTGTTGGGACCGTTAGTGCGTCATAGTCAAAGTGCATGAGCAGGACTGTATTTGCGTCACTCGTGTGAGCAGCAGTCGGAACGGTTATGGTGTTGGTCATCCCAACATTTGGTGCAGCACTGAACGAGTTTGCGTGTGTGATACGCAACTCGTCAATGTACCCATCCCATATCGATGCACCTGCGAAAGATCCTATGTCAAGGTAAGTGGCAGCAGCACCCAACTCGTACAGGTTGGCATCGTGCTGATAGGCATACTGTACACCATCCCTGTATATTCCAAACTCGTGGTCAACCTTGATGACTGCAATGTGGTGCCAGTTGTTATCTGTTATCTCTGCACCTGCAGCAGTAAGTGTGTACCTCACCACACCACCGGTTGCCAAGAGGAATTGAACACCACTACCATGTTGGTTTCTGATTTCCCAATAGTTGTTTGCATTGAGAACGTATGCCAACATGTCATCACTGCCAGTGTGGTCAGTTGACTTCACCCACATATCTACTGTAAAGTTCGTTTCATTTCCTATTTCCCAATCTGCACTGTCTGAAACACGCAAATACTTTCCGCTTGCAGTCGAACAGAAGAGACTACCGTTTCCCCACTTGTATGTAGTCGAAGGTGCTGCATAAGCCTGTGCAGCAGCAACCCAACCTACGGCACTGTCTGTAACCCATTTCCCAGGATCTACACCCCATGGATTGGAGTGCATCAGTCGAAACTCGTCAATGTATCCATCAAAGAGTCCACCAGAACCTGACCAGTTTCCTATTTCCATCGTACCTGCAAACGCCTTGTCCGTGGCATAGTATCCATACCCAACCTGCACACCGTCAAGGTATAGTCCGAAATAGTCACTGTCGTTTACCACTGCGAGATGGTGCCAATCTGTGTCGGCTACTTCTGTAGCCCTTGCATCAACGTGATAAGTGCCACCACTGCAAAGTTGAAAACCCAACCAGTTTCCGTGGTTGTTGCAAATTCTCCAGAAATTGTTTCCATCCGTTGAATGCTTGACCATGTGAGAAATTCCTGCGTGTGTGTCAAGCTTAAACCACATGTCAACAGAAGAGTGTGCCTCGTTAAACAAGTCCCAATCTGCATGGTCTGCGAATGATAGATAGTCATCCACACCATCAAACGAGAAACTTCCAGTGCCCCACTTTCCAGTGGATGATGGTCCAATACCACCGGCTACAGTAGGTGCAGAGTGTGCAGCACCACTTGAATCGATAAGCCAAGATCCACAGTCCACGTTGAACACGTTTGAGTGGGTAATTCGTATCTCGTCAATGTATCCCTGCAGGAACCTTCCAGACCCACCCTCACAACCAATGTATAGTGGTCCATTGATCGCATAGTTGTTCGTGTCTGCAGCATAAGAAACCTGGGCACCATCCAAAAACACACCGAACTTGTCTCCAGAGTTGATTAGTGCGAAGTGGTGCCAATTAGTGTCTGATATTTCAGTTGAGGTTGCTGTCCACCTTACCGCACCACCAGTAGCCATCACCCACTGAAGTCCAGTGCCATGTAGATTGACAATTTCCCAATAGTTATTTCCATCCTGCAGTTGCCCTATGTATGTGTCGTTTCCAGTGTGGTCAGACAGTTTTGCCCAAAAGTCTACAGTTGATGTTGCCTCTGCGACAACATCCCAATCTGCGTGGTCTGCGTATGAAATGTAATCATTAGTACCGTCAAAATAAAATCCGCCACTGCCCCACTTTCCAGTATATGATGGGTAGACTTGCCCTGCTGCTGTAGCATATCCATGAGCAGCACCACTTGAATCGAGCAACCAAGTGGCAGGGTTTACAGAGAACGAATTTGTGTTTGTGATCCGTAGATCATCGACAAATACATTTGCTAACTCAGCACCTGCTGTCAAAGCACCTATAGCCAATGCACCTGCCATTGACCTATCGGTTGCTTCATAAGCGTATCCCTGCTGAACACCATCCAAGTACAAACCCCAATGATCGGAGTCGTTTACTACGGCAATGTGGTGCCAGTTGCTATCAGCAATTTCTGGACCAAGTGTGTTTATTCTTGTGGTTCCACCTGTAGCCAGAAGGAAGGTCAATCCTGTTGCGTGTGTGTTTCTAATGGTCCAGTAATTGTTTGCATCCTGATATTGACCAACAATGGTGTGAGTTGCTGCGTGTGCGACAAACTTCACCCAAAGGTCGATTGTAGAGTCCACCACATTGGCAACATCGAAATCAGCATGGTCAGGGATAGACCAGTAATCGTTTACACCGTCAGTGTAGAGTGAACCATCACCCCACTTCTGTTGGTCTGAACTGATGAACGCACCATTATTTGCAGTGATAACTTTGCATGTGCTGCTGAAATCCAGTGCTGTAGTGGTTGCAATTCCTCCGCCAATGCGTACAGTCTGGTCGTGGTTGGGTATCGAGACACCTGCACCTGATGCGATTGTCCCAAACTCAACACCATCAACATATATCTTGAGATTGGTCGCATCGTTCACAACTGCGACATGATGCCATTCTGCTGCGTCCACACCTGTGTCACCAGTGGTCACGCATTGAATGATGAGCACACCTGCGTCTACAACACGGAACACGAATACGTCCAACACACCATCGTAGTATAGCCAGATCATGTCTCCTGCAGTGGTGTCTGCCTGATAGTAGATGGTGTGGATTCGATCAACTACGTCAAAGCGTACCCATGTGTCGATTGTGAATGCAGCATTGTCAAAGAAGAAGTTTGCATGGTCAGGGACAGACAGGTAATCACCTGTACCGTCAAGGAGCAGTGAGCCGGTTGCAAAGTAGTATGCAGCAGTGTCCACCTGGGCATTGCCGTTTGGTGTAACTGTGTGGATCGTTGGACTGTCATCCGTGAATGTGATTCCACCATCGGAACCATCACAGTGAAGCAGCAGGACAGTGTAGGCATCAGGTGTGACAACAATGCCACCATCCATGAAAACACGCATGTACAGGTCACCAAACTCCAGTGCATACGCTTTATCTTCTGAGTACTCAAAAGGGACAAGTTCTACAAGCTTAGTGGAATCCTTCACCTCGTGAATGTACTCAAACCCTGGTCTTCTGGTGGTCCCACCATGTGGAAGGATGATAGCATTCTCGCAAAGCTGCAGACCACTCTTGTACTTGTCATGGTCAGACCTGCCCAACATCCTTGGTGACAGTTCTCCAGAGTTGAAGGAGGACTGAGCATAGGAGACTACGTTTCCCATGGTTACTTCCTCGATGATACGTATCTGTTATGGACCGGTTGCGGTGTGCGTCCTTCTGAGGCATCGATTGCCTTGCACGAGGCAAGGGCAAAACGATATTGTTGAGCCATCGTTGTTGCCTTCTGATGGTCTCCGGTGAGTACTATACATAGCTCCATTGCCAGTCTCCAGGCGAATGTGTCCACAAATGTGGGGTCGTACTTTGTGACATCTGTCACCTGGAAAATAATCTTTGCTTCAACCTGATCTGAGTTGCACATCAAGATCCTGTTCTCGATCACCTCAAAGTCTTCGTCAGGGTCGTGGTTGATCTCAAGGACACGGAGGCAATTACTTGGCAATTCCCACGAGTATGAGAAGTCGTGATCCTCCGGTGTGGTGAACGTAAGAGTTCCACCTGATGTGTATGCAGTGTATGCAGTGCCATCGATCTCTGCACCATCTTCATCATGCAACTCAAGCGTGCCGGCTTGATACACACTGAAGTTATCACAGTAGCAGTTTCCTGCAGCATTGAGCGTGATCGAGAAGTAGGCGGAGGAACCACCAACGGTCTCCTGCCAGTAGCTTTCGACAAAGTTCCACTGGTTGGCAACCACGGTGCACGTTTCAGTTTTGAGCAGGGTCGCACCTCCTGCCCCACGGTACATCTTTAAAAGGACCGTGGTGACAGAAGGCCAAACCCAACCTGATAGGTAGTAATACTTTCCTGTGGTGGTAGTGAAGGCAACGCAACGGATACCATCGTTTGCAGCATCAGCAACGAAGTAACGAGAATATGAACCTGCGTAGGCATGTGTGGTGCTTCTCTCATTGGTTGTCGGTGTAGCCACGTTTGCCCAGGATGCGTCAAGTTCCATGTCTCCGTTGGTGACCAACTCAGTGTCAACAACAGGGTCTACGTTCTCCACAACAAATTCGATGTCGTTCACCTGTGTCATTCCGACAACTGACTCCACGAGATACCTGTCACCATCGAGAGGATTCTCAGTGGCAGTGAAGACAACAACAGGAGGTTCAGCAGCAGTGATATACAGCACGGAGAGGACGTTCTCGTTCAACTCCTCAAGGTACTCGTACCTCGTGGCGAAATTCCACGGATGGTCTCTGAGTATCTCATCACGGATGAGTGAGTAAATCGCATTCGCCTCATTAGCATTGACAGACCCATCGCTTAGAGAGGTGATACGATTCGCACCAAGACGCACCAGTGCCAGATTCACAATGTCGTAATCGTTGCTTGCCATTTATTTCCTCTTCTTGGAGTGGTCTTCTCCTGGGTTGATTGAACGAGCATCGATCTCACCAGTGGTCTTTGCCATGATCTGCTTATTCTGCTCACTCTCGATCTGAGCCATCTTATGGTCAAACTCACGTTGGAGTCTTCCTATGTCCCACTCCTTCTCTGGCTTGATACCAATCTCTGCACACTTCTCGACCATCACATCGAGAGCAGTCATAGTCTTTCCACTTGGCAGTTTCGACCAGTGCTTGCCAGGGTCGTGTTCCCACCATTCGGTTTCGCCAAGGTTGAAAAGTTTCCAGTGACCACCAGGGTTACGTTGGAAACACTGTCTAATGCAAATGTATTTATCAGGCATCTTTATTCTCCTCCGGTATCTCGTAGGTTACGTACCCAGGATACATCTTCTCTCCACCATTCAACTCAGGTATCGTGGGGTCTCCTATCGAGGTTGCGTATGCGAACCATTTCATAATGATGTGCTTCTGTACCAACAGTGGTTGCTTGTGAAACTGCTTGTCGATCTTGAACACGGTGAGCAGTCTACTATAGAGTGCGTCCCAATTGCCTTTCTCAGCCAGTTCGTCCCACTTGTCACTTGGTCCAAACTTTCTCTCGTACTCAGTGCACCCTCGCTTCAGAATGACAGGCACGTTTTCGCCATCTTCCATATTGGCTTTCACGTTTGCCCTCACCTGCTGCAATCGGTACAGACCCTGGTTGAGATCGTTGCAATAGTAGTACCCACCATAGTTGCGTTCAACATCCTGCCTGAGTTCTATGCCACACTTGCAGAAGCAGTAAGGGTCTGCCTTCGCCATGGCTTCTTCGATCTGCAGGAGTTGGAACAACTGTTTCAAGGTCTTGGGCATGACAACCACTTTCCAACAGCACCGGCAAGGAGAAGGAATGATGTTGTGCATTGCGTCAACGTCTTTGTAGAAATCACATTCCCTGCTACCGTCATTGTTGACCATGATCCAGGGAAGGTTGTGGTCCACGTAGGACCAGTTGCTGTTGACTACCAATCCGGTTTGTCGATCAATCATGTACTTGTTGGGAAACATGTTTGAGGCAAACCATGGCCCAAGGATGTCCTCGTTAAAACATTGATCTGTAAAACTTGGTTGCTTCTTTGTCTCTTCAGCTTTGGGTTGATCACCACCATCAACACCACGCTTGTCTTGGACAGTGAACCCACTACCATCTTCCATACGGACAAACTCCTTTCATGGTTGATAGGTAGGGTGGGGCACCAAAGCACCCCACCCTGGAAGGACCAACTATTTAAGGGCGTTGGTCGGAATCTGAGAATCATTGGGCACGGTAGACAACCATGCCTCGATAGCACCGGTCTGCGAGTTGTGACCGGCAACCACCCTCACCTGCACGTATCTCAGGCAACCACCGGAAGGGAACGTAATGCTCCGTTTGGTCCCTGCAGCAGCAGAGGCAGGCAGTTTCACTTCGGCCAGAACGGTAGCAGAAGCCATGGCAGAAGAAGCCAGGGCTGAGTCTGTAGCGATCTGAATCCTGGGTGAATGAGCACTCAGGACCGTAGTGACTGCCACGTTAAAGTACAGTTGCTGTCCTTCCCCAGGTGACTGGACAAGGGTCGCACCCCAACCGTCATAGTTGTAGGCACCCAGGTCGATGATGTTACCGACATGGACACCAGAGGTCGTGGTGGATGCAAGAGTCTGAGCATCGCAGAGTTGCAATTTAGCATCAATGATAGACATTTCAAAATCCTCCTGATTATCAAATTTGTTAAAGAGCTATACCTGATGCACGCACATCATTACGAGATGGCAGCTTCAGTGATCGTTATTGCGTCAACCCTGCGAACAGGGCACCCACGGAAACGGACAATCGGCTCACCGGAGAGACCTTCACCTCTGCCAGGAGTGTAATTGACATTGCTCTTGTCCTTCAAAGCAATCTCCATTTGGGACTGGACAGTGGCGTTGCAGTACAGCACAACATTCCTGCCGGCACCAGGCATCCGGTTGAGGATGGTGATCAGGTTGTCTTCGTCAAACAGGTTGCTTGTTCCATCGTCTTCGATGTTGGCAACCCTGCCGATACACCTGTCATCCTTCACCACGAGACCACACTTAAACTGGAAGTGGTCACGGTACACCTGATACATGGTCGAGGACGCAACTTTGGTTTCCTCTCCCAGGTCTGTGTGTTTGATGCCCATGGTTTTGCTTCCCTTGGGATAGATCATAAAAACCTTATTCGGACCCCACCCTACCATGTAGATAGAGGTCAGGTCGGAACCGGTTCCACCGCAACCGATTACGTTGGTGGTCGCAGCGAGAGAAGGCATACGGAGGGCAAGCCCATCAAACTTCTCAGGGGTTGTCACGGTGCTACCATAGATAATGGTAGTAGCCAGGGTCTGGCTCATGCCTTCAATGAAAGCTGCAGCTTCCTGATTGCGGAACTGTTTGGGGTTAGGAGCAGAGTCTACGAGATCCTTGTCGGCTTCAGCATAACTCTCAAGCATACCGATAGTCTCGTACACTTCCTGCGTTTTGGACGCTTCAGCCGACACACCGGCATTCAGCTTCCTCCAAGATCCTGCAGGCAGATAAGATCTGCGAGTGATCTTGTGTCCAAAGGTGTCGTTGGCTTCAAGCCATACCGCATCGTTAAGGATCTCGTTGGTGTCATTGAGAACCTCTGCGATTGCAGCTAATTCGCCATCAGGGTCTTTCCTTTTAGCGAGTTCCAGAAGGGTCAACTGTGATGCAGCAGTAAGAACGGCCATTTTAAAATCCTCCTATTTCATAGATGTAAAATTCAGCATCGGTTCCCCTGTCATGGGGTCACGGTTACTGGCTTTATTTTTTGATTGGCTTTTCACGAGAACATCCTCACTAATGCTCTCGCTCAATCGTACCATGGCACGGACCATCTCAGGTGCATTGCCAAGTCCAGAGTCATCAAGAAACTTTCCGAATGAGGCAGGGAAAATGTTCTGCATGGTCTTCTTGGCCTTGTCCACATTCTCCTTAAATTTATTGCCCCACTCTTTCTGAAGTTCCTCTATTCCTTGCCTTGATTCCGCATCCTTCTTGGTCTTTGCCTCAGACTCTTCTGCCTTCCTTCTTTCCCAAAATTGTTTGTTCTGCTCAAGGCCTCTAGCGACAAGTCTTTTGAACTGCTCTTTCGTCAGTCCATAGTCCTTGGCTTCTTTGCGAAACTCCTCCAGAGATTTCTTCTGGATTTCGTCAAGGTCTTTCGCATCGAACTCGTACTCCTCCGGTTTCTCAGGAACGGCATACTTTTGTTTGAGCGTGAGGTGCTCTTTAGCTAGGGTTTCCGGTTTATCGTATCCTTTCAGAGAATCGTGAAGATCCTCTGGATACGCACTGTACCAGGGCTTCTCAGCAGCAGCACTTTGCTGTGTGGAATCTCCCTGTGCCTGGGTAGTAGTCTGGTCACCACCATCACCACCACCTTCTTTTGCTGCACCACTTGCTACCGGTTCTGTCATAACTTTTGCTCCTTATTGAGTTTCTTCAAGTGTTCTTCCCTTCGTTGCATGACCTCGTCTTCCCATTCGGCTTCACGCAAACCCAGGAGCATGAGACCAACGTCACGCTTGCCTTCGTTGAAGAAGGTCCACGAGTTGCCGGTCATGGTCATCTTGAAAACGTCACAGTAGTCCAAGATGAATTTGAAAAGTAGCCGGCCATCTTCCGTGCTCTCAAAGACACGTTTGGCAGCACCCTTCACCTGCTTCATGTACTCAGCATCGTGCTGTCTCTGCTCCGCTACTTTAGCCTTTGTTCCTAAAAGGTCAGGGGCTTTAAACTCTCTCATTATCTTGGCACCGAATCGAGACTATTCTGTAGTTGGTTTAGTGCAGACCCCTCTTCCATGTTCACCTCAGAAATGGTCTTCATGGTTTGGGCACCCTGTGCCATCTGCTGCTGTTGCTGTGCCTGGGCAACTTGCTGTGCTTTCACTTCCCTGGTCTTACGCACCATGTCATCGGATACGATGATGTTTGGCGGAGCACCAGTTGCGTTGGCATACTCATCCATAGCCTGATCAACGTCAAGCTTGTCGAGCACTGCAGGATTCACCTGGGCAACATTCAGTGCGTAGGTTGTCACTGCATCGATGGCACGAGTGGCAACTATCTTCTGAGCCTGGGCAAGGAGAGAGATGTACTCAACCTTGAGATCCATCTTGTCATCACCCTGTCTCTTTGCTTCCTCAATCAGTTCCTGTGGAGGAGGAGGAATCTTGCCCTCTCTCATAAGGATGGAGAACACCCTGTCTATCGTGGGGTTGAGCAGTTCATAGAACTGTCTCTCGATGACAGGTCCAAGCATGAGCAGTTTTTCCTCGTGCCTCTCCATCACCTCTGTGGCAGTCATCGAAGTCTGAGGAGCATTGACCAACATCAGGAACAGATCATTATATAGACCCTCCCTGATCTGGTTGCGAACATCCTCGATAGCAATGATCATGCCCTGCATGTCAGGGTTGATCTGGTAGATCGGCTCAAGACTCGATGTCTGTGTGGCGTTGTCCATGAACGTGACCCCACCGGCAAGGTGGCTCACCTCACTCTTCAGACTTCCGCCAGACTTCAACGGTGGCTCAACCATCTTCTGCAAGGCAGCAAGCTTGTCGCTTTGCATCTCCTGCAGCATCTTCACATCGGCCAGGATGTCATGCCCAGGAGACCTGCCATAAGTGTCTGAACCACTGATCACCCACCTTGGGCAGGCAGCAGGCCACTCGTTGTATCCGCCTTCCTCGATGATCTCCTCCAAGTCGTAATCGATGTACACACTTCTAACAGGCTTGTTCTTCTTGTCCTTCTTCATGGGGTCGTAGATGTCACGATACTCCACGGCATGGAGAACCTTCCTGTATTGATAAGGGTCAACAGACTCTTTCCTCAACTCCTGCTGCACGGTCTCAGGCAGGTTGTTCTTTCCAAACTTCTCAGCCATCTGCTTGATGGTCATCCACACTATCCTGTGTACCGTATCGACCATGCTCCTCTGGTTCTCAGCAATGCAGTATTCGCCAGGAGACAACACAACGAACCTGACCATGTCCTCTGGATCTTCCTCACAGAACATGACTGCAGTGCCGTAACCTGCCTCGTCACCGTACACCTTGTGTATCGCATTGTAGAAATTGCTTCTGGCAAACCTTCCATACAAGATCTTCTCGACTGTGTGCAACCACTCCTGCACCGGTCTGAACTCAGTGAGTTGATCATCATATAGAGACAACCGGAACCATGGTCTGGCAGGAGAGGTGAGTCCACCCTGCATACCTGCAGCAAGCACTCTCATTGCCCTGGTAGCGGTTGAGTCCACGAGGAAATCATATCTGGCAGCACCATCGTTGGGTGCGTCACCTGCTTCCTCAAACATGCCGGTCCTGGGCAGGATGTAGTCCCTGATGTCCATCCACTCGTCAACCCAATTGTCTCTCTGCTTCTTTAGAAACTCGTATCGGCCCAGGATCTCTCGTGCCTTTTCATCAGGCATGGTTTCCTCCTAATCAGGGTTGAGCACCCTGACACCAGTATTGTCGCACTTAGGGCATCTCTCATTCTTGGTCGGTCTTGCAACGAACCAAGTGTGACCACAGTGAGTGCACCGGACAAGCACACGCTTGACTGCCATTAGATCGGCACCTCGTCCCACTCGATCTGCAGCATGGTGATCGCTTTGACTGCAGTGGTGTTCTCAAAGATCAGGCTTTTCCCAGGCGGAATCTTGATTGGTTCTTTGAACTCAAACTCCGTTCTGGTAGCAGTGGTGATGATCAGACCACCAACCTGGGTGCCACTGACTGATGCAGCATTATTACCGTAGATTGCAATGGCAGGTGCACTGCCACCAAGAAGTGCATTGCCACTCGTAAGAGCAGTCGATCCCTGCTGTGCAGTGTGGTACTTGATCTTGACCGTGGTGCCGGCACCATCTTCTGCAGAGATGATCACCACACGCTTTACGTGACCAACTACTCCTGTGGTGGCAGCATTCCACAATTCAATGTAGGACTCTGTACCTGCTCCACCTGCAGCACTTGTGCCACATCCGAAACAAGACCTTATCGGAGTTTTTTCAATCATTGCCTTTCCTCCTATCCTCTACGGAAAACCTTAATAGTCTTTGCACCTGTCTGAGCAGCACAAGTGAAACGCAAATAGTAACCATCAGGAATGAATCTCACGAAGTCACTGAAGTCAACCATTCCTGGGTCACTTCCACTTGCACAAAGAACCACTGCCTCTCCATCAGTTGGGTCAAGGATGGTGTAGAAATTGGTGTCATCGGAACTAGCCTGCAGACCTATCGCACCATTGTCCATAGCAGGGAAGTAGGCACCATGGAATGATACCCAATTTTCTGCTTTGAATGATGTGGACACTGTGCCTGTGTTTGCCACGGTGACATCTACAGTTTCATCTCTGTACTTGATCATAGGTTCCTCGCATTGTACTTGCGTTCCTTGAGGCTTCTCTCAAGGTACTCGATGGCAACCTTATTGTATTCCTTGTCGCTAGGTCTCGCACCTTTGTCCTCAAGTTCCTGCAGCTTCTTGCCAACCTCTACCATCTTCTTGAGGTTGCGTCCTTTTCTCCACTTAGTGATGACCCACATTACTCAGTCTCCTCTTTAGCGTGTACAGCAACCACCTGCCTCTCTTGGTCCCACTGCCTGATGTCACCACTGGCAGATCGTTAGCAGGCAGGCCTGCTGTCATGTAGAACGTGTTTGCTGTCCTCGCAGAGTTATTGTCTTGTGCAGGTAGACCTGCTGTGATGTAGAAAGTAGTTGCCATATCAACTCGTGGGAATCGTGATGGCAGTCCTTCTCAAGTGAGGATTGGTCGCACTCGTGTATGCCGTGCTGTAGTCCTCTGATCCTTCAGTCGTGGAAACGTAACCCTGGAGCGTGTCTCCACCTCCTGCACCGTTCTCGTTGAGTTCTACGTTGGTTGTCAGTCCACCATATAGAAAGACAAGGTGACCATTAGTATCTAATCTGTGATCTGTGTTCCCATCGAAGTCGTTCCATCCCTCCCAAAGAGTTCTGGTGTTCCCATCCAAGCCTGTTGTATTGTTTGTAATTCTGTTACCAAAAAACCATCCAATGTAACCTAAACCGTCATAGTTTTCAAATCCTGTGGTGTTTCCATCGAATACGTTTTGGATCATCACTTCCGTTATTGGTTGCTTGAGTCCAGTGGGATTGTCATAAAAGACACAACCGAAAACAGTTCCATTGGCAGGTCGGTATAGTCCTGCTGATACATTGTCGTGGAAACATGAGAAGAAAAACCTATCGTAGTTAGATGTTATAAATCCATAATCGTTTCCATAGAACACACATCTGACAAATGTATTGTACTGAGCAGCATTATTGGTAGTGAAATTGATTCCTGCTGAACCATTGTTATCAAAGGAGCAGTTGTTGAAGACAAGGTAATAACTTGCACCCACTCCAGATGCTACACCGTTTGTTACACTTCCTGTAAATCTAAAATTGTCGAATGAGTTGCAGTATGCAGCATTGAATTGAAGTGCAGGAAAGTTTCCACCATTGCAGTCCAGAGTTGCCCTGGTCCCATCGTTTGTTCCAGACGCATTCACTCCTATCCATCTAATGTATGATATTTCCGTTCCTACCAAATTCAACACACACCCTGCTGCAAGTGTATCCGTTCCCTTGCAATAGACCGTGTCGCCTGCTGCAGGAGGTGCGGAGTTAGTTCCTGCAATCGCATCTGCCATTGTCTTCCATGCATTGGTCCAATCGCTACCATCATTGTTGCCTGTGGCTAGATCAAAATTTGCGTACTTGGTTGCCATTAGCTCACCAACTTGTCTTGATAGTGATAGTTCACACCAACCACCTGACCATCAATTATGACAGAGTCAGAGTCTACAACGTGCTCACAGTTCTCGACACACAGTTCAAGTCCTAGCTCTATCCACTCTGGATGGAGGTTTGTGCACCATGAGACCTGTGCATTATTTGAGAACTTTCTCACCGTATCTGCAGGCACATCACAGTTGATCAGGTTGCAGCTATCGAACTCAAGCCCACTCTTGCCTTCAAAGATAGGAGTGTGTGGCAGCAGTTGGCAGAAGTTGTCACCCTTGAACTTGTGACCATTCTCGATCTCTGGCAGAGGCTTTCGACCCATGGAGTAATTAGCCATTATCCATGTCCTCCGTTTGGAACACGTTGTCACGAAGGTACTTGAACGTCACCCATGCGAGAGACATGATAGGATCTTTTCCACTCTTCACCCAGGCACGTTTCTGCTTCAGACTTAGCTTTCTCCAAATAGGAAGTCTCTCTGCTATCCTGTCCTGCAGTACTGCAAGCCTTGTCTGAATCTGTGAGGCAATAGCTGCCTGATTCGTTAGGTCGAGAATCATGCTAGTATCCTAATATAGATTTGTACTGTGACCTGTCAGGACTTAGCACTGACCTCTTTGCTGCCTGCTGCTTACGCAACTCAACATCAGTGGGCAACTTGGCAGCAGGGTTCGCCTGGGAAGCATTCGGCATCGCAGCAGGAGGAGGAGCAGTCAATTGCTGCAACGGATGCGTGTTTGCATCAGCAGTAGGCTTGTTGCTCATTCCACCTGCAGCAGCAATGCCAAGTCCTTGCAGCACTGTCCTTGGGTCATTGCCAAGGATACCAAGAGCAGCAAGGGCTAGACCGTGCAGAGTGTTCTTCTGCACCATCGGATTGCTTGCTCTCATGCCTTCGCCTGGACCGGAACCTGCAAAAGGACCAAGGGCAGACTCTGCAGCTTGCACACTTGGTTGCTCTCCTGTCTTACCTGCAACAGGATTGGAGATTGTGCCCATGCCCCCACCGGCACCTGCACCTGCCCCAGGACCGGCACCTTCGCCAGGACCGGATGCGTCAGCAGCAGCACCACCAAAGTTTCCACCTGTTGGTCCTGCACTGCCTGGGTCACCCATACCACCGTAGTTACCTGCCGGTCCAGGGTCTCCTGCAGGACTGGCACCAATGCCGGCATCACCACCTGATCCGTTTCCATTCCCCATGACAAGTCCTCCTTGTTATCGTAACATGTCAAGCTTGAGATACATAAACACTGTGTCGTAAAACTTATCCTCGTCAATGTGGTAGTGTGCTAGAGGTATGGTGCCCAACTCTTGAAAGCCAATGTACTTAGCCATCGTGATTGCTGCCTTCCTGCACACTGAGGTCTCAGCATACATGGTATCGATGTTGGCAAGGTCGAACACCTGCCTGATACCATTCAATGCAAGTCCTATCTTCTCGTACATGGTCACGTTGTCAAGATCGAAATAGGTGAAGTTTAAGAATCCTGACTTGTTTGGAATGTTGTAAGCAGACAACCAGATCATGCCTGTTGGTGTGCCCTCGACAAACCCAACGTATGTCTTGCACTTCCTCCAGTACATGATTGGATTCCACCTTGGGTCATCTCTCCACTCATCCCTGGTGTTGTAGAACGTGTCCTGTCTGAGAACAATGTGGTCATAGCACCAGAGCATCTCTGAGTCCTTGAATGACCACTGCCCATCATTCCACTTGTATTCGATCAGGTCTAACTTTCTCATTGCCCCACCAAGTCAAGTACCGTCCACAGAACCTTGGTTAGAAGACCAACCGGAGGTCTCCTGGCACGGATGCTTTTTCTGGAACGGTGAATGACAAAGGGCTAGGCAGTGAGCAGGTCCAGTCATTGCACGCACTGCACTGCAACTCGTAAGTCCCAGGCGGAAGGTTGGTCACATCGTACTTCACACCATACTCACCTGTTGGGTCCAACTCACCTCGTGGATTCCCAGGCAGACCTGCCATGGTGTAGTACTTAACCTGTTCACTTGGAAGTGGCGGATCGCAAACAATGTAAGGCATTATCTTCCTCTCTTCTTCGACATGATTGCTCGATGTGCACGTTTGGCAGTGGCTACATTCTTATAGGTGCGTAGCTTCTTGCCCTTGTTCTTGCCGTGGCAGTGATAGATAGATCTGCCAACTCGCATGACTCACCTCCATTAACTGAAGGTCACACCTGTATTGTTAATAAGGATGTGCCACCTTGTCGCACTCGTGGCAACACACAGCAGCATGTCATCAGTGTCAGGGAATGTGGCAAGGTCATTTGTGCCATCCCAAGTAGCACTGGTGCAATCAGCAGTGGCATTGTTGGTCGAGTCCGTGCATATAATAAGGATCACCTGACCAACATACACAGGATCGCAACCTGTTATGTCAACACCACTGCCAAGCAGGTGCACTGTCTTGGTCATATCTGCCACACCATCAGCAGTGTAGGTCTTGTATGACAGACACAGTGGACCAGTAAGTAGCTGCAGCACACCCTCAAGCTTGTCCCACTTGCCACTTCCAGTGTCTGTGACCTGATCCAATAGGTCTGTGAGCAACCCAAACTTTCCATGAACAGTAGCAGCCATTATCTGCCCCTCCTTTGGTTATGCATATATTGTGGATCAAATCCACGCTTTACCTGCATGGTGGCATGAGGCAAGCCTTTCTCTTGGTCTATGTACACGTTCTCAGCGAAGGTAAGTGCCAGTGCGTCTGCAATGTCAGGTGACTCCAGGCCTCTGTCAATCAGGTCTTCCTTCCTCTCAAGCATGATGCGGTCAGCACCATCAAAGCAGTACTCGACACTGATCAGTTGGGACTTGAGCCTGTCATCGTGAGCCATGGTCCCACCTTCCTTCAGCCAATCTCTCATGCGTGCCCACATCTCAGCACGCTTGTTCTTGTACAGGTTCTCCTTCTCTGCTCGTGAGCCAAAGTTGATCTCAGTGATTGGATAGCTCATTTGCTTGAGCCTGTCCACCACACCTGCTCCGATCCCTGTCACATCGATGAAACATGCGTGTGCGTCCCACTCCTTGATCTCTCTGCCCACTATGCTTGCCAGGGTCATCAGGTCCAACTCACGGAACCTCTGTATATCGACTACCTGCAGTCCTTGTCTTTTGACAATGACCGATTCTGAATCTCCGAATCTGGCAACGTCCACACCGATAATACGTGGCAGGTCGTTCCAAATTCTTTGGTGCAGTTGTCCTCTGTCCATAGCCTGCTCAACGATGTCAACAGGTATGAACTGAAGCGAACTAGCACGAGGCAACTCACCCAATACCCTAACACGGACAAAGTCTGAGTCCAACCCATAGTCATCTATCCACTGCTGCAGCTTTGCCTTGTCTGTCATTAAAGCTTTGCGTGAGTCTACCTTGTAGTGCAACCATCGCTTGCTGAACCTGCCCCCAGGCATGATCTCTCTGAACCTGCCCACGTTACGAGTGGGGTTGCCGAACACAAACCACATTGATCCTGGGGTTGTCATCGCACCTTCCGCCACCTCATAGATCACATCCTCGATGGCAGATCCTTCATCGAATATCATTATGACATGCTTCTCGTGGGTGCCGGCAAAAGCCTCTGACCTTTCCTTGCTCCATGTAACTGCTGTTGCGAACCATGTATCCTTGTCACTCTTCTTGCTGAACTTGGTTGCTGACCATTCAAACCAGTGACCATTCAGTGCAAGCTTCTGCCACTTAGCCAACTCTCTCCATGTCTTGTTGAGCAATTGCTCCTTGGTGTTGGCAGTGCAGATGATCTGAGGATGTGCTCGTGTGCTCATTGCCCACAGTATGATCCACGCAATCAGTGCGGTCTTGCCCACACCATGACCAGATGCCACGTTGATCTGGATAGCACCTTTCTGGTCAGGGTCGAGTAGTTGTTTGTGGACAGTGTCCAGAACCTCTGCTTGCCACTGATCAGGGCCGGCAAACTTCTCAAGTGCCCCAGGCTCACCCCAAGGGAATGCCCACATAACATAACCAAGAGGGTCACTGAAGAAATCAGCAACCCTCTCCATGATCATGGTCTCAGCATCTATTGTTCTTTGAGCAGCAGCAGGCATCAGAACCCAGGTTTCATTTTGCTCTTGAATCTTCCAAGCACATCCTTCAGCTTCGGCCAAATGACATGCTCGACTGCCAGTGTCACACCGACACCCACGAGAAACACAAGTACAACATAGGCATCCATCATCTCACACCTCCACTGAATAGATTGTTTGCTATGAAACTGAGCAGGACCAGTGAACATATCACTGCAGCAGCACTGACCGCAATGACTATCCACACTGCCTTTCTCATTAACTCACTCCACTTGTGATTGTTCCGTTGGCTACAGTGTGAGTGATCGTGGTGTTGGACCCCACATTGCCAGTGTGCGTGAGCACCAGTGAAGCAGTCTTCGCCTTTACAGGATACCCACAGATCGTGCACCTTGCGAATCTGTTGTTGCGAACACCAGAAGCCAGACCACCTGTTGCCTCATACGCATTGGTGATCGTGATGCTTCCTCTTCCACAGTTCTTGCAAGTCAACGTCAATGAAAAAGATGCAGCACCCATAATGTCCTCCTCTTAGCTCTAACTTAGGTTACGTGGTCGAATCAACCACAGGCTCAAAGAACCTGCACCCAGGAGGTTGAAACTCCTCCAACCCAGGTCCAGGCAATGTCCTACAGTTTGTAGGTCTGTCCTCATAGATGCTGCAGAGGTTGTCCTCAGTCAGCATGTTGCACCTGCATGGTGCGAACAACATTGCACTCTTGCCATCAGGAAATATCTTGATCAGGAAGTTGTGGTATCCCATCCAGTCCTGATCACTCTCGATACAAGGCCAATCGATGATCATGCCCACATACTTGCAGCATAGACCACACTTCTTACACTGAGATGTTGGTGTGCTCATACCAGTTCAGCCTATAGTGAACAGTCGTAGCTGCCGTGCCCACAAACCTTATACTGTAGTCCTCGTTCTGTTTCAGAATGATCTCGTTCTCTCTGTTCACACTGCCTGCTGTCTTGTTTGCTCCAACCACTCCACTCTCCAATGTGGTTGCACCTGCCACTGCAGTGTCTACATTCGCATCTGCAACTGAAGCATTCGCAATGCCCTTTGTCACCACTGTTGCAGTGGTAGCACTGTTCCTGTCATTGTTCCACGGAGTGAGACCAGTGCCTGCTTGTGCTATGGTCACATTCTCGTACACGTACCAGTTTGTGGTGTCGGTTACATCGAACTCAAGTAGGAAGTGTGCCCACTTGGTCGTGTTTGGTGTGGTGATCTGAATGTCATAAGCTGCATTGAGTCCAATCGAAACACTGCCGGCTAATGTGAAATGAGACCCATCATGGATCTCGTGGTGAGCATAGTCGATGATCTGCAGGGTGTTGGTGTATTTGTCCAGGCGAAGAGGTTGAGCAGAACTGTCACTCGATCTGAATCCACGTATCGACCTTCGTGCACCTTCAGTGTCTGCCATCTTTCACCCCAAAGATTCTGTCCCACCCTTCACGGTAGGCATCGTTCACAAGTGCGTGTCCTGGGCAATAAACATTGCCTGTCTTCTCTTCTTTGTTCCACCACCACTTACGCACATCCTTGCTTTCATCAGGTGTGATCAGTGGTTCCCACTTCTTTCTGTTGCTCATGCTTCGATCTCAACTCCTGCAATCGTTTTTCAGCCTCTGCAAGTTTCTTCTCAAGATCAGAAGACGAAAGCTCTAGCTCCTGCTTGTCTTTCCATCGAGAAGGATGACGATTCATAAGCCAGAATCTTTGTGCTTGGAAATTCCTCTGCCACTTCTTAACAACCTTGGACTCCACCATGTCACCATTTGGATCTCTCTCAATGGTAACCTCTTCAAACTCCTTACCAATCGCATCCTCAAGCAGTGCTTTCTCAACAACCTCAGAATCATAAATATCCTTACCCTCAAGAATTGCTGCCTTGAAGTCAGGATATTCTTTGCACCAATTGTAGAATGTGCCGTTGGATATTTGAAGTGTGGTGGTTATTTCTGCATTGGTCATTCCCTGGAGTGCGAGTTGCCGTGCAACTTCGTTAAGTTTTGGTGAGTAAACTACTTGGCCCATCAGGTCTCCGATATATTTTCCTACCTAATACTAGAACCTGACATTTCCTGGGCTTTTCGTTTCAATCTCGATATGGCTTTATCAAGAGTATTGGCTTTCTTTTCAAGTACTTTGCAAACATCTGCCCTGGTCAAACCAAGGCCCAACAACCTGACAATTTGCCTCTCCATGTGAGTGAGATAAACATTAGAGGCAATATTATCGAACCAATTTTCATTCGGCACGATCTGCTCCAACACATGAGGGTCCACAACCATTTCCCTTTGTGGAACGTATTCCTCGTTCACATAGTCTTCAGCTTCATCACAGAGTGTTGTGCAAGTTTCACGTTGAAAGCAGGTTCCGCAGTACATGTCATATCCTTTCGGTCCTCCACTCACATTCTGTTGGGCAAAACTCAGGGTCAAGCCTCTGGTGCATAGCACAAGCAATCATGTGTGTTCGATTAAACTTGTCACGCAGGCACCCATGCTCGTATAGACCATACGGCTTAACTTTGTCAGTCTTTCTTTTCCCACCAGTACTTCTCTTTGTGCTTCTCTTTGAAGTACCCATCATCAAAACCTCCGTTGCTCTTTGGGTACATTATGAATAGGATGAAACCAACCACGAGGAGAAACAGCAACCACTCCTGCAGACAGAAATTGATTACATGCATTGAGTCACCTTGATTGCCAGTCCAACAATTGCCACGATCAGCAGCAGCACGCAGGCCCATATTGCAGTGCCTATTCCCAGGCACACAAACTTGTCTATGTCCATCATTTCTTCACCTTCTTCTTTTGCTTCTGCTGCCCCACACGTTGTTTGCTTGTGTCTTCCACGGCACGCAGCACATGAGTAGCACCCTCGCACCCACCAAACTTGCCCCACTTGGCAGAAGGTCTCAGGTACTGCTCACAGGTAGCATCAGCACTATTGCTCCATCCGATTCTGTGCCGGCACCCATCACACGCAGGCATACAGTTGTAGATGATCATAGCTCTTTCTTTTTGCCTCTTGCCAGGACAGTCCTCTTCACTCTGTTCTGAGTCATCTGCTCGTCAAGTTCTTTTGATCTCACGGCACCACCGCACTTAGGGCAGAAGCCGGCCACATTGCCTACCATGTCAGCATGTGACCACTGCTCTCTGCACCCCATGCAAATGAATGGCTTGTTCTTTTTGTTCTTATCTGGTTTTGGCTTCTCAGGCTTCTTCTTCAATTCCTTTGCCATCTTTCTTCACCACCTTTCCGCAGTCCACGAGTCTGTACTCGTGCAACCCATTCTGGTTGGTCCTCACGTACACGAAGGCCAGGACGCATTCTATCAGAGGGTCAGGAACCCATTCGCCCTTCTCTTCGTCAGCACTATACTTTGGAGTATATTCCAGTATGACACCGTTCTTGGTCTCACTGCCAACAACCTTCCAAACGTGCTCACCGATCTTCAAGGCACACAGTGGCATCACTCTCTCCTTATCAATCCTTTACCATTACAACGAGGACAAGGTGCAGCTACAGTGTATACACGAGCATCTTTCATCTCCTGTAACCGCACCTTGCCTTTGCCATTGCACCTGGGGCACCGGTCAATTTTTATTATTTTACCCACGGCACCAGAGACAAACACCCACACCAGTGAATAAGCCAAGGGCAAAACTCAAGACCACCCACAGATAGTTGCAGGGCATGACACACTCCATGTCATTTGCTCTGCTCAAAGTAGATCTTGACCAACACTACCAATGGCAGAACAAAGACAAAAAGGAAATCCAAGACCTTGTAGAAGTCCATTACTTGCACTGCCCCTTTACCCACTTTACCCAGGTGCAGTCAGTGACCGAACTCGTATTGCCGACTCCACCTGATCCGTCAGAAGCTGAACCAGATCCAACACCTGCCCCACTTGCTCCGCCAGACGAACCACCTGCTCCGCCAGAACCACCTGAGCCTGAGCCACCTGAGCCACCGTTTCCGCCTGAGCCACCATTTCCGCAACCACCTGATCCACCACCTCCGTGTCCACCACCATGTCCACCACCTCCGTGTCCACCACCGTGACCTCCGCCAGGACCACCACCACCGTCAGAGTTGCCGGCACCACCACTGTTTCCGTGCCCACCATTTCCGCCACCCTGCCCAGGTCCACCGTCACCACCGGAGTTGCCACCGTGACCACCAGAACCTCCGCCACCACCGGCACCTCCGCCACCACCGGCACCACCACCACCCACGGAAAACGCAGGTGTGGCAAACCACATCATCACTGCAAAGCACATCACAATTGCCAAAAGCTTTTTCATAGTCCTCTCCTTAAAACGGTATCTTGTCATCCTTCGGTTTATCTTTCTCTGCCCCATCCTTGGCAGTGCCTTGTACCTTTGGTATCACACGCACCTCACCCTTCGCATTGATGTACGTCCTGTACTTCTTGGTCCCATCAGATGCGTCCCAGGATTCGGTCTTGATCGACCCTTCAACAAAGAGACCATCGCCCTTCTTGGCTTGACCAACCCACTCAGCCTGCTTGCCCCACACCTTAACAGTGTGCCACTCGACTGACTCTTTCCATTCACCATCCTTCTGGTAACGCTCAGTGGTTGCCAGGGACAGTGTGGCAACAGCAGTGCCTGATTGCATGTACTTCACTTCTGGATCTTTGCCCAGGTTGCCCAACAGAAATACCTTATTCATGTGTCACCTCACTCGACCATTGGTCCTATGAAAACGTATTTTGTGTCTATATGCTTCTTGTCCAGAATCCTATTGCAGTTGTACTTCTTCGGTTTACAAGTCACCTGATCTATACGGCACACACCTTCAAGGTGCCACGGACAATCAGGCCGGCCTATTTTTCTTTCTGCTTGCTGCTGCAAGCTTCCTTCTAACTTTACTCCTTCTCCTGCTGATCGAGTTGGGTTGTTTATCTCGATAGATCGTGATGGTTTCATTTCCATTTTCGATCACCTTAATTGGGACTGGTCGTGGTCTCTGGTCCATTGCTGATCTCCTCCGCCTTCTTCACCACGGTTGCTCTCAGCCCACGCAGTTCCACAGTCACGGTCTCACCCTTATCCGTGGTCACTATCTCCTGCATGTTGTTCTTCGACTTCTCGATGCTGATTACATTCTGAATCGTGAGTGGTTGCCTTTCATCAGAGAACACGTAAGACTTGTAAGCAAGGTTTACCAATTCCATTTCTCTTCTCCTTTCTCAAACTGTGATTGCAATCTTGACAGCATACTCGTCACTGTACCGCACCCTCTCTGTGATGTTGAGGATGTGCCGTGGAGAATCATCGTGGATAGCACCTGCCTCAACCAACCCATCGAGGATAAACTTTTTGGCAAAGGTGACGTTGTCCCAATCTCTCACCCTGCCACCTGCTTTTTCAAAGAACAAGAAGTCGATTGACACCTGATCCATGGTGTCGCATGGGAAGTCACCTGCTGCTGCCAGGGACCGCACATACTCTGCAACCAGGGACGTTTCCGCCTTCTTGAGCCTGTAGTATTGTGCCCAATGCTTCTTGGCAAGTCCGATCACATCATTGAGCGAAGGGAACTTGTGCGTGATGGTGAAAAAGAAAATCTGGCTCATTTGTCCACCCACTCGTTGTTGTGCCACACCTTCCTGATCTTCCAATCAGAGATCCTGTCCACACCTATCACACGAGGTGGTTTGTGGTACACAGGGTCCACATCTTCAATCAGGTAATCCTCAAGATCTTTCGCATTTTCCCTGATATGCTGCAATGCCTCTTCCTCGATCTGTCTGATTCTTTCATTTGTGACGTTGAGAATAGCAGCAATTTCCACCTGACTCAAGGGGGTTTTTTCTTTTTCCATAAGATCCCACAGACAGGTGTACTTCATTTCCATGAGCCGGTCCACGATCTGATCCACACTCATAGCCTTGTTGAGACTCTTGTTCCGAATAATATCAATGAGATGATAACGGCAACCGATATGAATGCACACCCCAAACTCCTGCAGGGTGTACGAGTTACCGGAGCACTTCTCTGGTCTGATCTTTTCCACATCGAGCATGGCAGCTTTCATTGCTGCCTCTTCTGGATCGAGGTGGTAACCTCTTATCTTTTCACGGTATTCCTTCTTGCAGTACTTGCAGGACAGTGAGTACCTTGGTTCTCCGTTACGCTTGTAGCCGGCCTTGTCAAAAAATTCTATCGTGTTGGGATACGTGGTTCCACATCTGTTGCATGTCTTGGTGTCCATTAGTTTCCTCCAAATAGATCAGTAGTTTGTGGTTTCTCTTCAACCGGACTATTTGACAACTTCACAGTTTTCGTGACCTTGTCATATATTCCGGTCACTCCTCTCCTCGCATTGATCTTTGAGATCGTGTCCATGTTCTTCTGAAACTGCTCCTTACCCATACCTGTGTAGCACTCTCTGCACAACCATGGTGCGTGCTCAGTCTCTGGTTCCTGTATGCACACAAGGTCTACCTTCATGCACCTTGAGCACCTCATGCCGTACCTGATCACGAAGTCCACCCTGTCAGCAGAGAACAGTCCGTGCTTGTCCCTGGGAAATCCCATCACTTACCTCCTTCGTTTTTAATTTTCTGGTTCCACATCTCGATCCATTGCTCTCTGGTAGCACGCTTGCCGTGCCCCTGCTTTCTGAAGTCATCAAGAAACTCTGCAATGAAAACGATGCCGGCATTCTTTGCAGAGTCGATCATCTCAGGATATGGTTTCCAAAACTCAACAAGCAGGTCTTCATCCAAACGGACCATGGACTGCCCATTATTGATTTTCAGAAACTTGTCCACCTGTCCCTTTCCCTGGTTGAACTTCTTCCAGTTGAGCACCCATGTCCTCCATGCCATATCCCATCTTTTCATGGTGCTTCCTTTTGCAATGTGATAGGCCTTGAACTTCTCAAACTCCTCTTCGATTGCCTTTCCCTGTAGACCTCTCCAAACTGCAAAGTTGGTCATCTCATTGCTGAGTGAAAAGTCTTCTGTTAAAGAGGTGGACTTTTGAATTGGGCCTTTCTTTCTCTTTTCTTTCTTTTCTTTCTTTGTGGGTGGGATCTCACCCAGGTTTTGGGTGGGATTCAACCCAGGTAGTGGGTGGGATTCCACCTGGGTGGGATTCTCCACTGGGTGGGATTCCACCCAATGCTTGTCGTATTTTGTGGTAGAACCATGCCTCTCGATCATGCCCAATTTGGTCAGATCTTTGAGTGCCCATTTTACACTGTCCAGTGGTGCGTCTATTGCATTTGCAAGATAGGTCTGAGACATCTCCCTTTCCGTGGGATGACCCTTCCAACCCCAGGTGTTTCTGATCACTGCCAGAACGATCCTGCTTTTAATGCAAAGAAATTTGCATTTAGACAGGTCTTCCAGAACCTCATTCGCTATTCTGGTGTAGCCATCCTCAAGATCCTTTGCCATTTTTCACCTCCAATTCCTCGAAAAATTCCCACAGTCCAGGGTGAGCCTTCCTTGCCCTCTCCTCTGCCTCTTTTTCCCAATCTTCCCATGGCCGGTTGTTGTAATCCAAGTCCTCACAGTGACCGTCATCAGGTTCAATCGAGTACTTCCTCTTCCTCTCCATGTTCGTCATAGAATTTCTCCTTGTTGTCCACCAGGGTGCCATAGATCTCCTTTCGAATGTCCAGGCCTCTCCTGTCCTTGTCTTCCGAATACTGGATCTTCATGGGTTGCTCAAGGTCGTACTCACTGGCAGCAGCAGGAACCTTGCAACCCTCGCACTCTCTCTGCAGCTTGCATCTTTTGTGGTACTGGCAATGAACGTCTTTGAACATGGGTCACCTCCTCCTTAAAAGATAATCACTCTCGATTCAAAAGTCAATGCCTTTTTCACATGGCGAATCTATTATAATAGTTTTACCAGGGAAGTCAAGAAAAATCTTTGGCACACACCTTGCATACGGATTTTACCGGCTAAAAACTTTTTTTCTTTTTTTCAAAAAAAAAGCTTGACACCCTCAAAAAAAGGTTTATAATTATAGACAACATCAAGGAGGAAACCATGCAGAGAATGAGAATCAACAAAGGAAACTGGACTGGTGAGGATGCAACCATCCATTACGCCAGAACAAACAGCAACCACATTCTTTTCACCACTGAGAACCTGGGGTCATTCATCATTAGGATGGAACCTGACTATGATGGGTACGAGGACCACGAGAAGTACGATGTGTACAACGTGTGGGTCAGAGAGGCAAACGGAAAGGACACTGTCATTGCAGGATTCGTTCATGTGATCAAGGACAGCAAAGGTGCCGTGCCCCACAACGAGAGGACTCAGGTGGTTGCCTGGGACCACCCCTGCATGGGAATCGAGAGGCAGGCAAGAAGCAGCAGTGTCAATAGGGTCGAAACACTGGTCACTGCTTGTGCCCAGGTTCTTTTCAACCTGATCTAAAAAAGCTTGACATTGTCGGAAAAAGGCGTATCATATAGGTGAACATCAGGAGAAAGCAAATGACAATCGAGTTTGAAATTCTGGAAGACAAGATCGAGCAGATGTACGAGACCAGAAACGGTGTAGCAGCAGAGTGGCTTGATGCTACCGGAGACAGGAAACTGGTGCTGTTCAAGCAACTCTGCCTGATCGATGACGAGATCATCAGACTGTCAAGGGAAGCAGGTCTGACCGGAGAACCGGAAGACAGTGGGATGGAAGACTACCTGGGGATTGAGGACAGATAAGGAGGAGACCATGGAATCACCCTGGAAAGAAGAGATTGCAAAAGCGTATATCGCAGGCCTGCTTGGAGAACCAATTCCTAACGATTTCGAAAAGGCCTACGAGGAAGGTTGTAGAGACAGGGAAAACACGATTCACAGACAATCACCTAAACAGGAACGGAGGTAACGAACATGGTAGGAAACAGAACATTCGTGGTATTGGCAGCAGGTGGACCTAACGGCCTGGAAGTGATCAGGCACCCCAACACGGAAGAAGACCTTGCCGTGGAGAAGGCAGAGGTAATGTCCAAGGATTGCCCTGGTAAGACCTTCTACATTGCAGAGGTCTACATGAAGGTGGTGACTCCGCTTCAGCCTGCTACGGAAATCACCAGACTTGAGTAGCCGGTGGGGGCTTCTGCCCCTGCCTGGAGACCGAATGCGGAATCCTAGGTCACAACGCATTCAGCAAACCTCTGACTACCGTGGAAGGGGTCAGAGGGGTCTCCAGAGAGTGGCAGAAAAAAAAGCTTGACAAGGATTTTGAAAAGCGTATAATAGTAGCCAACATCAAGGAGGACACCATGAAGAACGAATGCGGAAAGACGAGGAAAGTGGAAAACCCCTACGAGATCTGGCAGTCAATCGATGGCACCTGGGAATACAGGGTGCTCAAGAAGTATCAGGGACCGGACAAGGAGAAGACCAACCGGTATGCACGGTGGTTCTGTGCGGTTAAGTCACCCTTCACCTATGGTTCCTGGGAATACGGTGACACCTACGTGATCGATGTGATCAGCAATGCCAGGAAGGTTTTCCCTGTTGGCGAAAACATTGTCTACAACGTGAGGATTCCTAATGCGGTTTACGAGGAGGTCAAGTAATGAAGACCTACACGATTCAATACGTGACAAGTGGCAGAAAGGTGAAGGTGCAGGCAGTGAGCCTGTTCCAAGTAATCAAGCACTGGTTCCCTGGTGCAGATGGTGGGATGTTCGATGAACCTCATGGCCTGGGTGAAGTGTGGGACGAGAAGAGGATTACTCGTGCGTACATCAGGGAGGTGAAGTGATGGAGAAGCCAGTGGTTGTGAAGGTCTTCGTGACGTTTGAGAATGGTCAGTGGATTGTCACCTCTGGTGGCAAGGTCAACGGCAAGTTTCAGACCATGCGTGAAGTCGATCAGATGTTGGCAATGTCAAGGCTTGTGGCGGATAGGGTGACAGACCGGAAGGTGCGGATAGTGACATTCGTGGATATGGCAAACCCTGGAGAAACGATTTTCTAAGGAGGACAAGTAATGAAGGCAAGACTGGAAAGACTGGACGAGTTGGTTAAGGAGATGGAGAATGACGAGGAGATTCGTGCAGTGCACAATTTCCTGATCGGCTCACTGGCAGCAGACACTGAAGACAAGGTGTGGGACAGGTCTCTTAGGATTGCCAAGGAGTGCGTGGAGAAGTACATCAGAGGAGGTAAGTAGTCATGGCGAAGTTGAGCAAGAAATACATGATGTATGGCCGGCCCAGGAGAAAGCTTTCCATACCTTCGTGTGCCTTCTGCAAGAACGGAAACGATGTCGGCCAGAGATCGAAATGTTGGAAGGGACTGGCGGAAGGAATAGCAGGGTGCTTTACTCTTGCTGCCAAGTACAGTGACGCAATCTTCAACGAGCAGGAAGTGGACACGGACTTTGAGGAAGAGAACGAGCACGCTCAGATCAAGTAAGGAGGACGGTCATGGGAATGTACACAGAGATCAAAGGCGAAGAGGTGAAGTTTTCTGGAAGACTGGCAGAGGCAGCTTTCCATGTAGGTGTGAAGATAAGTGGTGGGGTGGTCACCATGACCCACGGAGAGGTCTGCAGGGTGGTCCGTGCAATGGTGGACATGTTTGAGAAGGGTGTGAGTCTGGTCATGGTGTATGACATTACCAAACTTGAATCGGATGCACGGAAACTTCGCTTGCTTGCAGAGTGGACCCACGAGAATTACGAACTGGACACAATTACTTTTGCATGAGAGGAGGAAACTATCATGGCAACTGAAGCAAAGAGAGGATGTGGCTACAGGAAAGTGCATGGGACGTATCTGGTCTCTGGTGCACTGGAGAAGGGATGTGACAGACTTCCATTTGAGTTGGTCGTTTGCCCCTGCTGCGGAGAGGGCATCAAGCAGGCAAGAGGCTTCAAGTGGATCGATCCCATCAAGCTGTTTGGCACACACTTGGGATGCAGTGACGGTCCTGGGTGCCCCATGTGTTCACCTTCTAACGTGTTCACGAAACGTGTACAGGACGAGATCGTGAACGTGAAGGCCGGCTTGATTTGGGTGGGTGAGAAGTTCTACACAACTGGTGAGTTTCTAACTGAGGCTTCGATGCTTGGTGTGTCGAGAAGAATTGCCGGCTTGCCCAATGACTTTGTGATTGGTGAGACCTACGTGTTCCTGGCCCATGCAAAGTCATGCTGCCATTGGGACAGAGAGGCAGTCGATGAAACGAGTGGACAGAAGGGTGCTCTGGTATACACCCCTGGAATCTTCTGTGCCTTCAGACCCACTAGGGTGGAGTACATCGTGAAGCAGTCTGAGTACGAGACATACCTGCGTGGTCGCAATATCCTGGCCTCAATCGATGACGATCAGGACGCAACCCTCAAGGACATCCTGTCTGACATCGACTACAAGATCTACAAGTCCCTGGCCGATAGGGTGAAGCGTGGGATGACCCTGGTGCCGGTCCCTGATGATGATAAAGATCACCAGTAGCCTTTTGGCCCTGTCCCTGGTTGGGGTGTACTGGTGGATGCAAGATCCACTGGTCACCCTACCTGGGCACGGCACCGGCCTTGCACCTCATATCGTGAAAGAGGCACACCGGTATCACGGAATCAGGGAGTCCCAGGTGGACCAATTCGGATACCGGTTCTTCTATCGTGATGGGAAGAGGTGCCGGCTACTCAACAAGAATTTTTTGAAGCATTATAAAAAGCCCCTTGATCATTCAGAAAAAAGGAGTATGGTGCCAAACCATGGAACTGAAAGAAGGCCTCTACCGCATTGACCCCAAGACATATCACGCATTGCCGATCATCAGCTACACTGGTGTGAAGGAGTTCCAGAAGTCTCCTGCCCACTACAAGGCAATGCTCGATGGAGAGAAGAACGAGACCCAGGCAATGGTCTTTGGTGGTGCCTACCACTGCTTCCTTCTGGAGAACAACCTGTTCGCCAGTCAGTATGCAGTGAAGCCTGCCGGCATGAATGCCAGGACCAAGGAAGGTCAAGCCTGGATGGAGCAGCACAAGGACAAAGCGATAATCTCCAACGATGAAATGGAGAAGATCAGGGCAATGGCAAAGGTGCTGTGGGCACATCCACAGTGGGATGTCTTCCAGAGGGGTGCTGAACGTGAGACCTCCATGATCTGGAAAGACCCCATCCACGAGGTATGGTGCAGGACTAGGATCGACCTCCTCTCCACGGTCCTGCGTCTACCTGTGGATTTGAAGTCAACCACGGATGCAAGCCCACGAGCATTCTTGAAAGCATCGTTCAATTTGGGATACCACATTCAAGCTGCCTGGACAATCAGGGGTCTCAAGCAGATCACAAAGCTGCACCACGAGACCTTTGTGTTCATTGCCCAGGAGAAGACAGAACCTTATGCGATAAACGTGTTTGAGGCACAACCTCTTTTCATAGAAGCAGGGCACCGCATCATAGACGAAGTGCTGCCACGGTACAAGGCCTGCCTCGCACTGGACCAGTGGCCTAGCTATGACCCTGCAGTGAAACCATTAGACCTGCCTGATTGGGCAATGGAGGAGACAGATGGAAAAACAGGAGATATTGTGGCAGATTCAGACGAGACTGAAGGCACCAAAGAATCAGTTTAACAACTTCGGCAAGTACAAGTACCGGTCATGCGAAGACATCATCGAAGGATTGAAGCCGATCCTTGCAGAGTTGAAGTGCACGGTCAAGATGATGGACACTGTTGTTCAGATCGGAGACAGGTTCTACGTGGTTGCTGATGCTGTCCTTGCCGGCCCTGATGGTGAGGTGATTGCTGAATCCCAGGCCTATGCCAGGGAACCAAAGGAAAAGAAAGGCATGGATGAATCTCAGATCACTGGAGCTACGTCATCCTATGCCAGGAAGTATGCCTTGAACGGACTGTTCCTGATCGATGACAACGTGGATTCGGACTACCTGCAGAACGGCCAGAAGTACGAGCAGGCAGCAGACAAAACTCCACCCCAGGAAAATCCTTATAAAGTCGAGGACTTACCAAAGAGTAAGGCAAAGGCCGGCAAAAAGAACCTAACCCCTGCTACTAAAGAGGGTGAGAAAAGCGATCCTGGGGCAAACCAGACCCCTTCCCAGGCATTGGACAAGATAGAAGAGGTCTTCCAAGGCAGCAGGCCGGTAGAAGTTGGGGAATCCATGAGGTACGAGACCCCTGTCTCAGCCGATCCTCTGGTCAAGGAATTTGAAGACGAAATGAACAAGAGGATGGATGTGCTCGACAAGACCGGATCTGGTACAGTGGTGTCGGCAAAAGTCATCGATGCCTTCATTTTGTACCTCAGAAACAAATACAAGATGGAAGGCACCCTGGAGGACTTGAAGTCAAGGAACGTGTCATCCGGTAAGATGGATGATCTGTGGGACCAACTGATTGAATACCTGACCAAGAAATGAGGAGGACTTGGAGTATGCACAAAATCATCGTGACATCTGACTGGCACTGTGGTGCTGCCACCGGACTGACCAACATGGACATGGACTGTGGCAAAAGCGAACTGGTGCCGTATCAGGACCGGAGAGAAGAACTGTGGAATATCTTCACAAGGGTCATGCTCGACAATGCAGAGGCAGACGAGTTGTGGGTGGTGGGTGATGTGATCAATGGACCGCACCGTGGAGAAGCCAAACGTGACAACCTCAACAACGTGATCGATCAGCAGTGTGTGATGGCAACATACATCTTCGACTGGATTCGTGACCACACCAAGATCAACAAATTCCTGATCGTGGAAGGCACGGAATGGCACGTTGGTGATGGCACTGCGGAGAGAGGCATAGCTCAACGTGTTGGTGCAGTGGCAACCAAGGGCAAGATCGTTGAGAGGCATGGGATGTTCATTGATGTGAAGCACGGCATTGGTGGCAGCAACCGGCCACACCTGCACGGCAATTCACTCCTGGCAGAATACGAGGCAGCAGTATCAAACGCCAACAGGCACGGCACCAAGATACCTGATGTGATCATCCGTGCACACCGGCACGTATTCGACAAGCGTGAGGGCATCTGCATGAGGAACGGCAACAAGGCCTTTTGGGTAGGTGTCATCCTGCCGGCACTGCAGACATGGGGCAGTGACTATGCCAAGAGGGTCCATGCAAGCACGTTCCCTGATGTCGGTCTCGTTGTGCTTGAAGTGGGAAGAGGTGAAGGTATCAGGATTTCATCAAACATCTTCAACCTGCGGAGTCAACTGGCATGAACGTGATCATAGACAGCAAGCCGGTCTCAGGCAACCCTACTGCAAAGTGGTGCTACGCTTGCAACCGACAACTTGAGACCACAGAGTTTGACAAGGACTGCACACGAAGAGATGGTGTGCGGAGCAAGTGCACTTGGTGTAGGAACCAGTACATGAGAAACTACATGAGAACGTACCGACAAAAAAGGAGAGTGAACCATGGTTGAGCCATACACGATTGTTGCTGTTGAAGTGGTGGACATGGAAGGTACAAAGAGATCCTACCGGCACGAGGTGAACAGGTGGGACATGGACTGTTACGAGATGGGTGAGATGTTTGCCAACCTGCTACTGGCAATGGGGTTTCATCCTGAGAATGTGAATGATCTGTTCTGTGATGACTGCGTGGACAGGGTCGAGAATGACACCCTCCAATAATGCTGCCCCTCCATTCAGCCAGGAATCCTATGACCTCAGCTTCAAGGCTGAAGTCAGGTTCCACGAGTACCTTCACAGGATAGGCCTGGACCATGTGTGGGTCAACGAGCACGGAGAGTCCCACTGCAAAGGTGACTTCATTATCATGGGCCGGCTTGTCGATGTGGAGTACAAGGACTACAAGAAGTACCAGAGTCTCATAGAGACTGAAGGTCTGCAGTTCCTTTCACGCAAGGTGGACAGTTATCCACCCAACTCCATTTACGTGATGGACATCGAGCAAGGTTTCTTCCATGCTCCAATGCAGTACATACTTGATCACAAGGTAGACAAGGACAGGGACAATGTTGCCAGGATGGGCCGGCAACTTTTCTATGCTGTGCCTTTGCACCTCTTGGAGTACACTCCATATAGCTAGTCCCTGTGGGGCACTGCCCTCCTCAGTGCTCCTCTCCAGAAGGGTCCGGTGCCTCCTCCTCACTGGACCCTTTTTATTTACTCACCCATTACTCCCCCAACTGGAGGAGTTAATCGCTTCACTTGACACATTCACCTGCACTCTCAACCGGAGGATAGGCACACGATTCCGGTGGGACCACACGGAGAGGCTTGTCTCCATTGGTTCTCCATGCGTCCAAGCTTCTTCTCATGGTCTGCAGAAATGCGTTGATCTCCACACCACTGCGTGGTGTCTGGCAATAGATCTTGCCATCTGCTATACAGAATTGTATCGCATCATACAATTGCATTGTATCCTCCTTGGACGCAAAACGAGAGGCAGAGTTTCCTCTCCTCTCGTGCTATGTGTTTGAAACTACTTGTGACGCTTGTAGAGAAGGCCTAAAATAATTCTGTTGATCACTTCATGTTCTCGTTCCCTTATGAGGACTTCACCCTTGCTGCATATCTCTGCGTATGTCAGGTCTGCGAACATCAGGTGGAGAACCTCATGCAATGCTGTTTCACGTAGTGTCTTATCGGTTACCTCGTTCTGTGGTGACCAGTCTGCGTACAGTGTGATCTTAGCGTGCAATGCGTTGACACCAAACTCACAGTGTGCAAGCTTATCACTCTCTTTCTTCTTGTCGAACTTGTAAACAATTTCCCATTGCCCCAGGTGGAACCTATCTATGTACTCCCTGCAATAGCCGATAAACTTCACGTAGTCTTGTGGAGTGCATCGAATCTTCATTGGGTCTCCTTATTCTTTCTTCCACATGTTCCATCCTTTCAATCCGAATGAAGCGACAAGGATACCCAGGAAACCCCACTGATACCACTCAGGAGTAAACTCCTTCAGCACGTTGAATCCTTCTTTAACGTAAGGTTGTGCAGCAGGAATAAAGCACATGATGAATGGTCCACTCCACAGCAGGGTGAGCCACTCGTCTTTCCACGAGTACTTCATCCCTTCCTGGGCAGCAGTGTTGTACACACCCTCCTGCTCCTGGGAAGTCTGAAGCCTCTTGACCTCACCCTCGACCTTCGCCTTCTCGATGTCGATCTTTCCTTGAGCCTCGACCTGTTTTTTCTCTATCCATTTTTTACCAATCTCTGCGATTGGTGCAAGGATAGCACCCAGGCCTGAGATGATTGGTCCCAACAAAGGAATAGCCATACTCACCCCCTGTAAAAAATGTGGTTGCCTATCTCGACTGTCTTCACCATTTTGTCTGCCCAAGATGGGTGTATCGATTTCGTGTGGTAGTGGTTCGCACCCTCAGTGAGATCCTTAATATAGTCTCTCACCACACCAACCGCAGCGAACAGGCACTCCTTCCACGAATAGGTCTGGTCCATGCTTTTGATCTGCCATAGCTTGCGAGTCAGTATCGAATAGTTGGGATCGTTCTCGTTCCAACATGAAAACTGCTTCGGCTGAAGACATACGTCCACCATGGTGTTGGGCCACCTGTTGTCTTTAACCCTGTTGTTGACCACATGGGCAACGGCAATCTTACCAAGCAGTGGCTCACCTCGTGCCTCACCGTACACAGTGATTGCCAAGATAAGATCTGGTTCAAGCAGGTGTGCCCTCTCGATGTCCACTTCTTTCATGTCTCACCTCCTACGGTTTGATAGCAGGTGTCACTGTCATCAGGTGCTTTAGAACCTCGTGGTTCTGCGACTGTGTGATCAGGTAGAAAACCAATCCTCCTATAGATGCTAAAAGGTTGGACCCTGCAAGTATGATCAGTGACCACATGCGAGAGTCCACCTTATCGACCTTCTCGTTGATGTTCTCCATCTTCTCCTCGCAACCTCTCCTGACTGCTTCACAGTAGGCAGGTGAATAGCCATTGGGTGTAGGTGTCATTGCACGGACCTCCATTTATTATTCTGTTTTACTGACTGCTTTTTGTACTGCTTGCCACAGTGTCCATGTGGGTCCAAGAGGTATACCCATCACTGACCCTGCACCAGATGCAAGCATGGAGATACCACTGCTGAGTTGCTTCTCAGCCTTCCTTGCATTTGGTGTGGAAAAACTTTTAATGATGTTGGTTGCCCCTCTTACCACACGTTCAGCAACAGCATGTAACGGATGTTGGTATTTGCCCTCGCCCCTGATGTATCGGAGCAGGTCCGGTAAAAAGTAGAATGGGCCGAACACCATGTCACCCAAGAAGTCCACGAGGAGTTTGCTCCAGTCAGGTTCGTAGTCATCCTTCAGCATCAGGCCTCTGATGATGTTACTGACAAACACCTGCCATGCGGAGTTGATCGACATAGCCATGAAGGTGCGGAGCAGGATGGTCTTGTTGCCTGTCCTTGATGTTTCGTTCACTGCCTGTGACCACATGTTCATCAAAGCGTTGGTCTGCTCTGTGTACATGGTCATAAGTCTTAGAAAGTTTCCACTACGTGATACACCGGAACGATATATCTTAGAGGACACCGGCTGAGTCTGAGTGGTCACCCAATCTGCGTAACGGTAAGCAGTCTGAAGTCTCTCTTCTGGTGACATAGCCTGTGCGTCCCTTGCAGTTATACCAAGTCTGTCTAGTACACGTTGGTCCCACTCTCCAGTCTTGAACATTTCAAGAACGTATTCCTTTGCCCCTTCCATGCCCATGGCAACAGTGACCTTGTCCACCATCTGCGTGGGCTTCATCACTGCACCCTTCATCCTCTGAATAGGATGTCTGAAGAAACTGGTGGTTCCGAACATCCTGTTGTTCTTGTCAAGCTTCCTGAGTGCGTCTTGTATGTCTCTGCTGTACCCACCTCGCACCCTCTCGTAGAACATGGGTGAGTACTCCTCGATCCTCTTGATTGTCTCAGAGTAGTCGAGTCCTGTAGTGAAGAATGCCTTGAGCAGGTGGTGGATCGGAACGTCCTTCATAAAGGTTGGCAGACCTGACAACTGTCTCAGCACCGTGAAGATATTCATTCCAAGTTGTCCGGTTGCGAAGTTCCCACGGAACCAACCACCCACCACATCGTGAGCCTCACTGCTATGGTTCACACCTGCAATGTCCTGCAGACCTCTCTCGATCTGTTCCCACACACCACCAAGTTTAGGCACACTGCCGTACCTGTCAGACATCTCAGCACGGAGTTGCCTGGAGTCATAGAGGAGGTTGCCGGCATTGCTCAGTGGGATCTCCAGGCCAATGTACCGGCTTGCCTTGAGTATGCTGTCTGCAATGACATCCGTGAAAGGCTTGATATAGACAGGCTTCTTGGAATCCACACGAGACTTGGTCATTCCCTTGGGCACACCAACACGGACAGTCTGCCCTTTCATTCTCTCAGCCAGGGTCTCAGCCTCGACTGACTTCTCTCCACGTTCCACTGCCATCACATCTTTTGGGAAGTACCTTTCTACCTTCTCCAGTTTGTATCCATTCTTCTTATAGAACACCTGGGCCATCAACTCGTACTGCCTGTCGAACAACTCATCGATCCTGCCTGTGGCAAACTTCACTTCGGCATCAGTGAGTGAATCGATGATCTGGTCCAGTTGGGTCTGATTGAGAATGAATGTCTGGTTGGGTGTCTCCTTGTTCTTGAATCCAATACCACCCTGCAGCATTGCCCTCACGTTGTCTTCATTGATCGAGTGCCTGTAGATCGAAAGGATCTCGTTCCGTGACAGTCTGATCTTGGTTGGTGCACCAGTGTGCTTGTTGTTAAGCGTGATGATTCTGGTCTCGTCTAGCCACTTCTCAATATCCTTTATTCCGTTTGCCTTCTGGAACGCATCCAACTCACCGTACACTAGGTTGAATGCATCTCTCTGGTAACGCATCATGTCCTGC